CAGGAATTGTTGATGCTCCAATAAGTGTTAATGTTTATGTGAATATGTGTGATGATGCTGAATTTGCTTGTCCTGAGGAAAGCAATTTTTCACTATTACATTATCCAGAAAGTGAGCCTTATAGTGCACAAGGTGATGAAATGAATGATGGAGATGACCAATGTGCAGATCCAACCAATACCACCGCGACTGATATCGCTTTAAACCCTATAAATATAACTGATAACACATATAAAGTGTTTATGGGAGAACAAGTGGCCTCTTTTAGAGCCTTGTTAAAAAGATATGTTTTTCACTCCGTATATAAAGCATCATTAGATGCTACTCAAGATTATTGCGTTTCTACTATAGTGACAACAAATTTTCCCATTTATAGAGGTTTTCTTTCAACAGGAACAAGCGGTTCAGGAACTTATAATGATGTGTATAACACATTATTAAATTACCTTACACCTGCCTTTTTAACAGTGAGAGGTTCTTTAAGATCTAAATATGTTCTATGTGGTTGCCCTGATGCAGTTTCTGTTAGGGGAATGATCAAAAGAGCTACAACAGATGGATCTATAGAAACTTATTCAGTAACACCTATTGATCTCTCTGACACCGATTCCCTACGAACTTCTTTTTCCGATGCCCTTATTTATGGGTATAATGGTATGACGATGACAATTTTGGATAAGCAACCAGTGATGGAAGCTGAATTTCCTTTTTACTACAATCGTCGTTTCAATTCCGCAAAGGATAGGTCGTTTGTTTATCCATCATACAGCCCTGGTACGGGTTGCCACTCCGTTTCTAGCATTCTTCCAACAACTGATTTCACTACTGTAGTAGGCATGTTCTATGAACGTTATATTTCAGTTGGCGAGGATTTTCTTCTCGCTGGATTTCAAGGATGCCCGCCGATAACGGGTGTCACAGTACCATAGCCGAAAGGCCCAAAAAAAGTTAGCACGAGCTAACAAAATCCCGACGGGAGCGTTCGGGTGGCATGTATTTATTAAATGCATGCACCGTAAAGATATCACTTACTTAGTTTTATAGTTGAGTTTCCTTTACGGGAAGCTCCTCATTTTTTAAAGTAAGTTATGTCTAGCACTACGGCAAGCTTCC